CTCGCGACGACGGCCCTGGCCCAGGCCATGGTCGACGACGGCACGGCACTCACGCCCAGGAAGCTTGCCGACAGCTTCAAGGGCGCCAATCAGCAGCTCTCGGGCCAAGGCTTCCAGAAGCTGCCCGGCGGCCTGATCCTGCAGTGGGGCGAACTCACGATCACCAACACGGGCAACATCACCTTCCCGAGCGCCTTTCCGAACGGCGTGCTGAATGTCAGCGCCACGGCGATGTCTGCGATCGACAGCACGACGACGTCCTCGTGCTTCGTCGAGCTGGCGGTGCGCAATGCCGGCCAGATGTGGGCCAAGGTCATCCAGTACGACGGTCGCCTCGGCACCCGTGGCATCCACTGGACGGCGCTAGGCTGGTGATGATGCAAGACCTGCGCCATCCCGCCGTTACTTGGCGGAAGTCGCGGGCGACCGCTTGCCGCCGGATGCCGGAGAGAGCGGGTTTGGGGCGCGGCTGGACGTTGCGAGCTGTGTCATTCGACCGAGCGCCTCCGCATCCGTGCTCACCAGTGCGGGGGATGTCCGCTTCCAGAACGAACACTGCACGCGGATGAACCGTCTCACTCAATTCATTCACTCGACGAGGTAATTGTGGCAATCAACCAAATCCTTCCGTTCGGCCTCGTGCCAAGTGCCAACGTACTTTCTCCGCAGGAGTATGCCGCGCTCGAAGCGCGACTGGCAGGCTTTCAGGCCGGCGTGGCGCGTTCCCAAGAGGTCAACACCACGCTGCGACAGGCTTCGTTCGTCACGTCCAGCCTGGCTCAATTCGTGGCCGACCGGTCCGGCGAAGACGTGCTCGACGATGGCGACACGGCTGCGTTCGTTGCGCGTCTGACGCGGGCGGTGATCGCGTCGATCGCGTCCGCCTCCGAGAGCAACGCGGGCGTTCTGCCCATCGCGACCCGCGCCATGGCGCAGGCGTGGGAGGACGACAGCAGCGCCCTGACGCCGGCCAAGCTGGCCGACGCGTTCATGGGGAACAACCAACTCAAGGCAGACAATGGGTACCAGAAGCTTCCCGGCGGCGTCATCATCCAGTGGGGGCGGGCGAGCGTGGCAGTGGCGGGCGTCGGCACGGTGACTTATCCGGTCGCATTTCCGAGCACTGCGTTCTCCGTCATTGTTTCCGCCTTCAACTCGGACACGACGGGTGAGGGCGCCAACGTGATCAGCCATTCCCGGACCAGCTTTCAGTTCGTGCACCTGAGTAACAACAGCCAGTCGGCGGGGAGCATCCGCTGGTTTGCCATTGGCGCTTGATGGAGGCCTCATGGCCATCATGTACAGCCCCTCTGAAGGCGGATTCTTCGACTCGCAGATTCATGGCGATACGGTGCCGCGGGACGTCGTTCCGGTGGCGCGCGCCAAGCATGCTGCGCTATTGAGCGCGCAGGGCACGGGGCAACGCATCGTTGCCGGCGCGGGAGGACAACCGGTTGCGGTGGATCCTCCTGCGCCGGACGTGCCGCAGTGGACTCGCCACCTACGGTCGCGGCGGGATGCGTTGCTGCGCGACTCCGACTGGACGCAGCTATGCGACGTTCCCCAAGAGATCCAGCGCAGGTGGCGGCCGTATCGGCAGGCGTTGCGCGATCTTCCTGCACAGCCGGGGTTTCCCGCGGCGGCAGTCTTTCCCCCGATGCCTCATGACAGCGACTGACCCACGACCTCCGGCAGGTGCCGCGATGCCGGCCGGTCGAACCAATGATCGGAACTTGGACATGGTGAACTCCAAACCGAAGTTCGCCGGGCGCGCTGGGGTAGGCGCGCCGCGCCGCCCGACCCTGGCCCCACAGACCGGAGCTTCGATGCACAACTTCTTGCGCCACCGCCCCGGTGGCTTTTTTCATTAGAACGGCCGTCTGGCACGGCCTTCGTCATCGCCGGCGCAGCGCCGGCAAGGAGCCCCCGTGGCAGACGATCCCCGAATCGATGCCGCCATTGAAAATCTGAACGCGCGCGTTGCCCAGATTGAAAGAGACATGGCGGCCAATGCAGAAATCACCGCACGCAACACCGATCTCATCCAGCAGATCGACCGCAACACCCAGGACATCGTGGATACCTTCCAGGCCCTTTCCGGCGGCTTTCGCGTGCTGCAGGGCCTGGGCAGGATCGCGCGGCCGCTCGCCTGTATCGTCGGGCTCGTGGCCGCGGTCCTGACCGCAGGATCGGCCTGGCGAGGTTTCAAATGAGGCCCGCGCTCAAGCTCGCCGGCGGCGCCGCCGCGCTGCTCACCAGCGGATCGCTGATGCTGTTCTCGCCCGGCCTGCAGGACCACCTCGGGCGCTGGGAGGGCAGCGGCATCCACGTCGTCTACGCCGATCGCCTGGCGAACGGCCTGCCCACGGTGTGCAAGGGCATCACGCCGCACACCAGCCCGGTGCCGCTGCGCATCGGCGATACCTGGACCGCGCAACAGTGCCTCGACGCCGAGCGCTGGGTGGTGTCGCGCGATCAGCGTGCGCTGGCCGCATGCATCCGCGTGCCCGTCAGCCAGGCGGTGTTCGACGCGCTGAGCAGCCACGCTCACAACTTCGGCGTGCCCAGCACCTGCGCGAGCCGCGCGGTGGCGTTGATCAATGCCGGCGAGCTCGCGGCCGGCTGCGATGCGCTGGCGCACGCGCCGGATGGCACGCCGGTCTGGTCGTACGTCACGCAGGCCGGCCGCAAGACCTTCGTGCGCGGCCTCTACCAGCGCCGGCTGGCCGAACGCGCGCTCTGCCTCTCGGGGCAGCCATGAGCGCGCTGCTGCGCGCGCTGTGGCCGACGGTGCTGGCGCTGGCGCTGACGCTCGCGGCGGTGCTGTTCGTGCGCGCCTACGGCGCCGCGCAATATCGGGCGGGCGAAGCGGCGCAGCGCCTGGCGTCCTGGCAACAACAGGTGCGCGTGGAGCGTGCCATGCAAGAGGAGAGGGATCGTGCCGATGAGCGCTATCGCGAGGCGGTGGCGGCGCGCGAGGCTGCACAGGCTGACGTGGCTGATCAGCGCCGCCGCATTGACGGGCTGTTGCGCGAGCGCGCCGAGCGCCGTGCCGCGGCTGCCGGCGCCGGCGGCCGACCTGATGACACCGGTCCCGACTGGATCGGCGTTATTGCGGCGTGTGTCGCAGGATATGAACGATTGGGCCGCGATGCTGCAGGATGGGCCGATCAGGTGAACGGCCTGCAGGACTACGTGCGGGCGCTGCAGCCGGCCGCACCCTAGGCGGCGGCTGCGGCGCGCGCGACTTACTTGATGCCGATGAAGGGCAGGGCGGAGCCCGGCACCTGCGTTTCCGGCAGCTTGCCGTCCCACTTCTCGACGGCGTTCAGGTTCACGAGGTTGGTGTTGGTCGCCAGCGCGCGGGCCTTGGCTTCGATCGCCGCGGCCTCGGCATCGCCGCGCAGCTTGATGCCGTCGGCTTCGGCCTTGTACGCGGCCACGCGCGCCTTCGCGGACGCCTCGGCCTGCACGACCTGGATCTCTGCCTGGATCTCGGCGGTCTGCTTCTGTTGGCGCGTGGTCTCGATCTGCACCTGGGCCAGCATGCGCTTCTCGATGCTGTCCTCATAGGCCTTCGAGAAGCCCACTTCCTCGATCTGCACGCTCACCACCGTAACGGGCACGTCCTGCAGCGCGGCGCGCATGGCGGCGTTCGCGTCCATGCCCATCTGTTCGCGCTTCTGGATCGCGCTCACGGCGGTGTACTTGCCGAACACGTTCTTGACCACGTCATACGTGCGGCGCTCGATCACGCGCTGTTCGAGGTTCGCGAGGGTCTGGTACTCCGAATACAGGTCGGCGACCTTCTCCGGCGGCACCTGGTAGGTGATCGACACGCGCAGGCTGGCCGGCTGCTGGTCATAGCTGTAGGCCTCGAGCGGCGACGAGCCGCGCCCGCCGAACGTGATGGTGTGGTCGCGCACGGAGATCGTGCTGACGGTGTCGATCGCCGGCACCTTGAAGCCCAGGCCGGGCTCGGCCACGCTGACGATCTTGCCATTGCGCAACACCACGCCGCGCTCGCCCTGGTCCACCTGGAACCACGACCCGAACGCCAGCATCAGGATCGCCACGAACACGACGGCGCCGGCCACCCCCCACTTGATCGATCCCTGCACGGCGCCGATGCGCGACAGTTCTTTGCTTGCCAT